TGATTGAGAGCGCGGCCGAGCAAAGCAAGGCCAAACCAGGGGCTATGGATATCCCCAACCGGTGTCACTTAAAAGGACCAGCCCTAAGCGGAGCTTCGGGTCAGATCCACGGACCAAGTGCACCCCACCGTGGTACAAGGATCTTATGGAAACGATCCCTGTGCCTTCTGGGATTTAACTCCTCAGAAGGCCACCCCTTCCCAGCAACCACACCATGGGAGCGTTGCCTTTCGAGCCTCCACAAAGAGGCAAGAAGGACTTCCTCCCCGCACGGATGGTCGTAGGGGTACTCCCTAGAGACTGACTTCGCATAGTACCCTTCGACCCACCCTTTCGGGCGGTGAGGACGGGGACTAACATCGTCAAAATCTCTGAGGACCCCCCCATCCCCGAAACCTTCGGGGATGGACAGCTGGCGAAACCTGAGCGGCAGACTTGAGAAAATCAACTCCCAAGCCTGCTGGAAGCGCTTGTCGCACCCATAACCTGTCCCGAGGGACCGGTGGGCCAAACGACGCACGCTATTCAAAAGCCAAAGGCTCCTCTCAGGACAGTCTACTTGTGATTTAATGTAGACAGGGGTGACGTCGACGCCTCCGAAACCGTGCATACCGCACGACTCTCGGAAACTACCATGCCAATACGACTTCTTGCTGTTAACGGAAAAACCGTACGCAGCGAGACTATTCGCTAGGGTGGTAGCCATCTCAACAGGAACGATGATATCATCACCGTAAACGCTGATCTGACGTGACTTAATAGCAGGGAAAGCGAGCTTCCTGATAGCCTGAGCAATTGACAAAAAGATCAACGACTCAAGTTCGAAGGTAAACCCGTTTCCCATGCTGCTGTACTTCTGGAGAAAGTACCTCTCTCCATCCAGTACAGAGTGCGTCGACCTCACGGTATCCATCGCCAGCAACCAATCGTCAGGAAGGAGATGATTAACTAACTCCCTACTGACAGTATCGGATGCCGACGACAGGTCTAAGGTAGCAACCTGACCGCTTTTAGAACCCTCTAGAGCGAGGGTGCGGTTGACCGTTTGGTCATTGAGGTTGCAACCAAACCGTAAGAGTCGCAGCCGCATCAAGCCACCGATCCCTTTTTGAAAGAACATGTTCATCAAGGGCTCGATAGCAATGACGCGGTCTGTTTTTGCGCTCTTTGGCACGGTGGTAACGCGATTGCCATCGACCCACTCCGGCACAACGTTATTCTGCTCAACAAACCGAGCAAGCCTTTCGTTGTGTTGCAAGTAGGCCGTGTATAGGCTTTCGCAGGTCCCTGTTGCAGTCGGCTTCTTACAACCGATCTTGTACCTTAGTGCACGGCGGACTGAGGGCACTCCAATAGAAGCCCCCGGCCCGTAATCACAGTGCAGGTATGCAGAGTCCCAGGTGAAATCACCCAGGACACTCTGGCAGAACCTCCTAGCTTCCCATAGGACCTCTCGGTCCCAGTGGAAGTCAGGATTTTCATACCAGCGGCGGCTAACCAACTTATGGTTCGTCGCCCTGCATGCGTCCTCAGCTCCTCTCCACGTCTCCATCGCAACTGCCCGGGTGTCAATTCCGGACTGAAGGTTTGGATATTTGGATAAAAGGCAACGTGCCCAATAGTCGAGTGAGAAATCTCTCACATCGACCGAAGATGATTCGATGCCCTGGTGGGCACCATACCATCCCGTGAACTCCTCCGCAATCTTTCGATGCTTCGAAGTGTCACTGTAGAGCGCGTTCAAGGAAGCCCCAGTCTCTCCCATTGCAAGAAGCAACGCAGAGATAAGGGGATTCGGTACGTAGCAACGTTTGGACTTGTTTCTCACGGAGTGTCTCCATCTGAGAGTAAACGATCGGATACACACAGCCAACTCAGCCGTGCGTGTGGTTTTGACCCTGGTTAGGGGTCGACTCAACGCTCACCTTGGTGTCGTGTATTGTTGCCACAGCCAGCAGCCTAAGCCACTGGCTCAATCCATCACCTGCAAACCCGGTATTAAGGGCCCACAAGATGAATTGACGAATCTCCTCCCCTGACTCGAACCAATCCGAGTCAAAGGAGACATCATCAAGCTCACCGTAGGACCTTTCGCCGAGCTGCACCCTGAGGGGATTGGCACTGACCACAAGGACAAGTTCCTCGGCTCTTTCGAGCGAGACCCCCATAAGCCATACGACGTCGGTAAAACCGACTTCGCCTTTGTCTTCGAGGATCTTATTAAACTCGCTAGAGTCGAAAGCTCTCTGTCTTCTCATGGTAATTACCAACTCCCTTCAGGGGTTGCAACCGACACGTCGAAGACGGTCGTAGCAACCATGGATTGAATGCGATCGACCAAGTCCTGCTTTTCCGCAGCGGTGAAACTGACCGGGAAGGTGATATTGATATCAGCCTTTCCGGTGCCGGTTATGGAACCGGCACAACCACATGCGGAGTCAGCAGTTGCCGCCTTTGGTACGGAGATTACCCAGCGGGTACGGTATGTACCATCTGAGTAAGGACCCTTCACCGATTCCGTGACCTCACTTTGAGCACCACCAAAAGTGGCATCTCCAGTGAGGGCCCACTTACTGACACCATTGCTGGTGCCACGTGGGGTGTACACTTTGGTGTTCAGCGTCATTGACGCTTGAATTGGCATGGCGAACTACTCACTTAAATGCTTGCAGCAGCAGAGATAAACCATTCAATGCATGCTTTAAGCTGATAGGACTCTTAACGTAGAGCCCGGGAACGGGAGAACCAGTATAACAAGTGCGCGCGAAGTTGTCGATAGTTCCAGTAAAAACTGGAGCATTAACACCCCTTGCGTCACTCGAAGTCCTGGTAACATGCGATGACTTAAAACTCGCCGTAGTTTTCGAACTGAGACCTCCTGTCACGAATGAGTAACCCACAT